CCGTTGTCCTTTAGGAGACGGATGGCTGCAACAATGTCAGCAGTCGAGGCTTCGTCAGTGGAAATCCTATTCATTAATTCTTCAGCCACCATGGTATGGAGGTGAGATAGGAGATTTTGTATTTTATCAGACATGGTAGATTCTTATTTGAAACAGTGTGAAAAAAGGCTTCGCTTTGGATGCCCGTTAAATTACCCAGTTCGAGTTACCCGTCCGAAGACGGCTGCAGAACATGGTAGTTGTGAATTGAAAGGCTCCGAGGGGAGGGAGTATTTTTTAATTCGCATAAACGCCTGTCTTGATGAAGTAGGGGCGGTTGATACTTTGATACATGAATGGGCTCATGCGTTGTGTGAAGGCTTTGGATTCACAGTTGTTGACCATGGTCCAGAGTGGGGAGTATGTTTTGCTCGGTGCTATTGTGTAGTACATGATGAGAGGTAAGAGTTACTCTTTGTCCTTCTTGAACTTCTCATTGTAGAGCATAATAACGTGGTCAAGAGGTAACCTAAGAACACAGAATAGAGCAGACAAGAACCCAGTGATTGGAGCTCTCATACTTGGGAATACGAAGACCAATAGGACACTGAGCCAGGCCCATTGCCATACAGTATCCGTAGTCTCTTTCATTACCGCACCAACTGCAGTAGTGGGAGCAGATGAGCCGACTGATGTAGACATGTTCGGGAGGTCTGGGACAAGTGAACTACATCCAATGAGCAGAAGCCCAGCTATAATTAGAACTAGATACTTCATTTGACTCCCACCGAAGATACAAACAGTGAGATGACAGCAGCAGCAAACGAGCAGACGCCTACCAACATTGCCTTACTTCCTTCCAATGCTCGAATACGCTGGTCGTGAAGGTTTAGACTTTCGTTTAAGACTTTCGAGGTAGCTATTAATGCGTCTACTTTCCCCTCTAGCCTTCCTAAAGCTATCAATATTTCGCGGTCTTCCACTTGACTAGATGAAGATGGGGACATCAATAACAACAGACCCAGGACAGCTATCTGCAATGGGCAACATTAGAGGAACAGGGACAGCGCAGGACATACATAGAAGTACAAACACGGCGAGGATGGCTATAATAGCCGCTAGTTTTTCTTTCTTCTTACTCATCTTTGTCAATTTGTTTGTGAACAATGTCCGACATTAGTTCAACAGGGTCTTTAGGTTCTGACACGTCGGTGATGCCTTTAAGAATTGCACTAATCTGTGTAACGACTAGCGTGATAAGTGTAGCCACGATGGCTAAGTTTTCTCCATCTGTAAATTGGACAGAGCCCAGGAATGCAAGCACGAGTAGGCATAAGTAGAACGCACCAAACACAGCAAGGTGCTTACCTGCCTTTTCCTTAGCCGACTCAGTAGCCTTGATAGTATCTATCTGACCCTTGAGGTTGGCTTTACGTAGCAGTAGCTCACCCTTAATCTCTGCCATGCGAAGCTGAATAGCCTCCTTGGTAGAACCGAGTAGCTGTGCTTCCTTAGCGTCCTTGCTTGCAGAGGTTTCTGGCTTCACCTTGTGAGGTGTACCATTCTCTATGATTTCGATAGCTTCTTCTGGCTCGATGTAATCTTTCTTGGACTTAGCCATAGGTTAATTATTTAGGATACTTATCCTTTACGGCTTGGATTTCTGCAGCCATCTCCGCAGGGAATACCCCAGCATGAAAGAGTGCGTCGAGTTGTTCACCGATTGGTGGGTACTCAGCAGCTCTCTTGTTTTTATAAGCCACCGCGTCTGCGGCCGCCTGAAGTTCTGCAGCCTTTGCGGAGATAGCAGCTTCATCAAATGAAACAGCCTCGTGGTTGCTATCATAAGCCCCAAGGTGGTCAATGGTGACAACAGAAGGATATAAAGCTCTAATTGCTTGATGTCTCATGCTCCAATCTCCATAACGGTTAGAGTAGAAATTGTCCGACCAAACGAAGTGTTATCAGTATCAGTCGCGGTACGGTTTAAGTAAAAAGTCGAACCATCTAAATTGACTTGCAACTTATATGTTTGCTCGCTCGTAGATGAGGGGCTATCCAGAAACGTCATACTACGAGTAGTCGTGGATTGGTTGCTATAACTAGAACCCCAAGCCGCGCACTGGATGCGATTACTTGCTGCAGTACCTACAGACAAGTCTGTTGCACCACGCAAAGCTTTTATTGCTGCGAAAGATGTCGTGCTGCCCATATCGTAATTTAGGTTAACCATTAGTAATATTTTACTTGTGGTTGCCGAAGGGGTTATTGCGACTGACATTCCAGTTATGTCTGTGTAGCTGGTAGATGCTGTTGAGAAAGTAGCGTCGGCTAAAGATGTGTGAACAACTTGTAGAACTTTCCCACCACTGACAGAGGTAGGGATAACAGCACTAGGTAACTTCGCCGTACCATCCAACACAGGAATATTTCCTGCTGCTGACCCCAACGTAATGTCGGAGATTAATGCGGTAGAGGATTCAGTCATTAGCTACAACCAAATCTTATATAGACATAAGCAGTTTTCGATGCGGCTAACGTGAAGTAACACGACAGAGGCATTGCGAAAGATGGGATGATGAGGGGCTGAGTGGCATCACCTGACACACATGGGTAGTATTGACCAGAAGCTACATTTGAGCCGGTCACTTCCATGAAAGCTTGGTCAGCTGCAGGAACAGAATACTTACCCGTATCAGCAACAACAGACGAACCATCGTCTACTGCTGGGAGGTATGCTTTAATTGTTCCGGTGCATGAGCCGAAGACTGAGGTAGCACCACGTAAATCAATAAGTGTGCTCCTTAAGTTTTCAGCATCTGAAACCAGCTTGTAGATGATTTCGTTTGAAGTTCGTTTTACTATTTCTTGGGAAAAAGCCATGAGATTAAATTATTATATTTGTAGTTAGAGAGAGGGTTTGGTGTGTTTGTGGTTTAGACAACGGTAAGCATACCTTTGTAATAATAGGAACTATTGCTGCCCATATTAGAAGCGCCATGCTCGAAATCGACATACGTGGTGTTGGGCTGTGTGTAGTGATTATAATAATTACCAGTGTCTCCTCTGTTAAAGTGCTGACTAGAGCCTGAGTGGCTGTAGCCGGAAGTATATATCCACTCGGTTCGATGGTAGTGGTGACTACGTGTAGTATCAAAAGTGATGCGACACCAATCATCGTCGATTTTTGTCACACTAGCCACATTAAACTTTTCACTGCTATAAACCGTGATGGTACCATCTCTTGTTACCTTGAAGTAGACTCGAGCCCATATACTGCCACCACCAGGCTCTATAGTGTAACCAGACAACGTACCGTTAACAGTTAAGTCACCTGTTACAGTGGCATCACCGCCAATCGTAGCGTTATCCGAGGTGGTCAATGTTCCTAACGAGGTTGCACCGTCCGACGTAATCTGACCCGATACTACTTTATTTGTTAGAACATCGGCACACCGTACTTGACCATCGTGCTGCGGTGAGTAATCCGTAGTTGCAAAATTCCTTCCCTTTATAGTACCTACCGCAGTTATGGACGTTGTAGCTGTTATCCCTGCGGTTGAGACTAATCCGGCGGCTGTCGTTGTACCAGCAGCGGTCATCGCTCCAGTAGTTGTGACAGTAGTTCCGGACAAACCTGTAGCAGATATATCTCCTGTAGCCGCAACATCCGTACACACAATGTCACCATCGTCATCTATAGATGCTTTAGTTACGCCGTCAGAGTTCTTAACTTCTAAAAGTTTTGCAGTTTGACCTACAGCACCTTTCAGGGTGACCGGTGTTTCGGTGGCCCCATTCGCACTTAAGGTTAACGGTGAGTCAAAGACGTTACGTGTTGTACCAAAGTTTTGAACGTAAATCTCTGTAGCATCTGGTGGGCAGTTAGTATTACCAGTGTTTGAAGGGAAGGCCCCAGTCTCAAACACAAGTACGTATGCTCCACTACTCTCGACTACCTTGTAGTCTCTTACAGTCACACCATCGTTAGACGAGGGAGCCTGAATAAGACCAGCAACATATACTACGAAGACTTCATTACGAAGTGAGGATGGCGAAGGGGAGGCCAATGTAAAGCTACTTGTCGTAGCATCAGTGGTTGTAAACTTCCAAACTTGTGGGTTAGTTGTACCCCCACCGTATAAAGCTAGACCATCTACGTAACCTTTAGTCACAGCATCTGAATCACTTACCGCTGTACCTAATGTTTCAATACGTAAGCTGTCAGCATTCCAAGCGCTATTATCAGCAGACTTTGCTATGCCTCCAACACCAACATCTTGAGCTTCTTGAGCTATGTATAAGTTCTGTATTGCAGCGTTATCTAAGTCAGCTTCCGTAAGGATTGAACCATCCTGAAAGTCAACTAAACGTCCACCAGCAGTCTTCGGGGTGACACGTTGTATTTTGATAACGGTTCCACTTGAAGGTGCAGGGCTAAATACAACTTTAGGAGTAGCTCCTGACTCATCAATAGTGTAGCCAGATGTTTGCTTTCCTGAACCCAGGTAAATGTCGAGGTGACCACTGGATAGATAAGGTTTACTACCGATGCCGGGCTCATCACTGAAGACGATATTGAAGTCAGTGTCAGTCCCGTTGCCGGTATATTGAACGAAGGAGTAGGCCATTAATTAATAATTTAAGATGTCTTGGATATTACGTCCGTATCGCGCTGCGGCTTGACGGCGTTTAGTTTGGATTCGAGATTCAAGTAGTTGAGGGAACTCTTTCTCTACTTCCCTGTATGCGCGAGACCGATACTTAGAGAGTATCTTTCTCAGTTCGCCTACCTTCGGGTCGTAGTCTGGAGTTTCCACCATACGTTGGTAACGTGGAGATTCTATGAGATGCTCTAAGGCTTCTCGTAGAGTCCTGCCATTTAGCTTAACGGTGCTATGTAGTTCTTGCCAGCGGTCATAGCTAGTTTGTCCCGACTTGGAAACAACCTCGCGTAAGTCCACTCCGTTCTTATTAGCTTGAGGAGGAGAGAACCCATGTTCACGTGAAGCTAGTTCTTTCTTTACCACATCACTACTTACTTGTGAATAGGCAAAAGGAGACATGAACTCAAGTCCACCTGGAGCCCAGTAACCTGGCTTCTCAATAGGTTCACCTAGTAGGTCCCTTCGAGGCATCAGTTTATCAGACATGCCAGGAGTTCGGCTTAACCATTGGTCAGCAGCAGAACGTATCTCGCGGTAGTATGGGTCAGAGTTCATGTCCTTAATAAGAGTAGGCATTCCGGCACTGGTAAAGCTACGTGCCCATCTTGCCCCATGAACTTCAGGGTTTGTGAGAGCTTGAACAGCTTGAGTTATACCTTGTAGGTAAGTCTTCTCACGTAGGTTGCGACTAAAGGCCATTGTTGAAGCCATAAAGATGTCCATCAATGGTGCATCATCTTCATTTTCAGCTTGGTGGGCCATACCTTCTACAAGGTCAGCAGTTACACCGAGGAAACTAGCCCAAGGGTCCAAGCGTTTGTAGCTAATCCAGCCGTCAGCCGTTTTAATTGAGTATGGTTGGTTACCTGCGCTCAACCATATTTGTCTTTGTTGTGAATCTTTCGGTCCACCACCAGTTAACTTACCGGCTGTAATAGCAGTGAGTGCAGTAACAGTCATCATACTTCCAGTAACCAGACGTCCAACGGCATCAGCCTTTAGATTAGGGTCACCACCGTAGATAGCTTGGTGATACTCAGGCTTAAGCTTAGACTTAACTAATGGCCACACGTCAAACATTGGGCTAAGTTGACGGTCAACAAACCATGTAGCTAGGTTTGTCGGGGTATTAACGAAAGGAATAATCAAACGTCCTACTGGATGCTTGGCAAGTCCTCTTTGAAGGGCTGCACCGGCTCCTTGTATTACACGAGACGCTGGGTTGGCACCTAAGTTCGGGTTGTTAGCTGATGTGAATGTAGCTTCACGTGCAAGACGTAGACCTTCTTTGGCAATATTGCCGAGGTCGTTGTCCCACATATCATTAAAGAGTTCAGTAGCTTTCTCACGGATGAGATACTTAGCATCATCACCTGCTTCACCTACTTGTTCACGTGCCATACGTTCAGCTTTGTTCCACATAGTACGGGCGCTATACATCTTCCCGTCCTCAGTCATAAGGTCGAACTTCTTCTGCACCCATTTCTGCTGTGCGACTCCATCAGAAGGATGAACGTCTTTAGCTTTCTGAGTTAAATCAGCGAGTACGTGAGCACGATAGTTTGTCTGTTTAGCAAACTCATCGACAGCTCCCAATGCTCGGAGAGGGAAGGTTCCAACACCATGTAACCAATTCATAACAGTACCAGCAGCAGTGTTATCTAACCCAGCTACTTCAGCTACATTAGTTCTACCCCGGTGCATACCTGTTGCATCAGTTAGTGAAGACCTGCCGCCTGGGTCAAGCTGACTTGAACCTTCACGTAGGACTACGGGTATCATCCCTAGACTTTCCATTGCTTGTCTTGGGAGGTTTGCAAGCATAGCTAATTGTTGCTTTGCGTTAGCATCAGTAACAAGAGCACGACCAATCATCTTCTCAATAGGCATGATGACTGTATTCATCCATGAGCCCATCGCGTTAACCGTCTGTGTCTTAACACCAGATAGTAGTGATGAGTAGTAAGCTTCCATTAACACGTGACCCCAGCCCATCTTGTAGCGACTGTTGGATACACGCATTGCGTTGACATCACCCTTCTCTATAGCAAGGACGGTTTGTTCATACCACTTCTCGCCGTCAACTTTACCGTTTTCGATAGCGTCAACTAGCTTAGTGAACTCTTCGGTTTCTACACCATCGACATACTTGCCCTCGAGTTCAGTGGTAGTAATTGCAGAACCCTTACCTTTACGCCTACGTGATGCAAACGCACGAGCTAAGGATTCCATGTTTGTAATAACAGAATCAGACGCAGCACCTAGTTGTTTCTCAACAACCATTGCTTGAGCAATCATCTGTGGGGAAGGTTCTTTACCTTCTTTCTTCAGGTCACGTATGGCGATGATGTTCCGCTTATGCTGACGTAACAGCGCAGCTTCAACATCTTGCATCGCATAGATATGAGTAAGTGAATCTTCAAACACTCGTTGACCACTTGTAGCAATCTCAGCGAGAGCTTCTGTGCCCTCAACATTAGATGTCTCATAAATTGTATGAGCACGTTGTTCAGCAGCAATAAGCTTTTCTTCATACGACATAGCTTTGAAGCGTTCATTATTACGACGTAGGTCACGTGCTTTGATAAACAAGTCACGCGCTGTGTCATCACTAGATACAAGGTCTGGTCGGCCCTCGAGGTCACTAGGTATGCTATAGACTTCACCAATGTCAGACGCGGTTGAATCTAGGTAGACAACACTACCATCCTCATTCACGACGTTGCCGTCATACTCGGGAGCACGTTGAGCAGCTTTCTCTGCTTTAGCTTTACGTGCAGCACCTGTGTTGTCGGGCTCTTGGAATAACTTAGCCGGTTGACCCCCAGGCTCGGCCATCTTCCCACCACGTTCAAACAAATCGTCAAACACTTGCTTAACTTTAGGGTCAATCTTAACGTCCACTGCTGACCCAGCAACGCGACGATAGATGTCAAGCATAGCTGTAGCTAACGTCTGGAAGACACCACGTAGACCTTGAGGTGCGCCTTCAGGAAGTGCCCCTTCTCTTACATATAGTTCAAACCCACGTGCGAACTTCTCTTCAGCGTTTACGTCCCAGCGTCCATCAGTAGCGCCTACCCATTCATCTAGTATCGTACGTTCGGCTGCAGTGAAACCACCGTCAGCTTCCGGCATACTATAGTAACGTCGGCGAACAACGTGTCCCATCTCATGAACAGCAGTTGAGACATCAGGATTGTTTAGCCCACGAACGTAAGCCTTACCATCTTCACCAAACTCAGTAACACCTTTAGCGGTGTCATAAGGATTAACTACCTTACCTTCGTCTTGGAAAAGGAAGTCACTCTTCTTGCCATACTTAGGCTTCTTAGCGAGGACTAAAGGTCCAACTTGGATTACACGCTCGGCACCAATGATAGGCTCTTGTGTGGTCCTATCGTAGAAGTATGAGTGACGCTCTGGGTCAAACCCAACTTGTACATACTCTGGGTCATTAAGTGCAGCCTTGGCTTCTGCCATAGTTGCTTTCTTTGTTCCATTCTCAAACGCTCCATCAATGGTAGCGAATGGAGACTTAGCTCCACCTTTGGCTACCCGGAGAGATTGTGTTTCTTTAGCACCAAACGTGGCGTCAGTAACAACAGCGACAGCTCGGTGTGAGATTGGTTTACCATCAGCACCATGAATCGTTGGGACCCATGTGCCATGATTTGAATACGCTGGGATGTCTAAACGTAGCCCAACTTGTTGTCCATCTTTGATGGGTGCATTTACTTTATCAACCTGACCTTTCTTCAGAGCAGACTTCATTTGAGGAGCAGTAGCAGCCGGAGGTATAAACTTATACGGGGCCACTGGCTTCAACTCATTGACTAGAGTCTGGTACTCACTTGCTGTTACTCCACCTTTCTCGCCAATAGTGGCTGCGGCATCTTGCAGTGCAGCTGAACGGCCCTGCTGAACGCCAGTGTCTTGGAATAACGAGGTAGGACGCAATGTTGCCGCACGACTGCCCATGTGTGGGGACTTCGTGTCGAACATGAAGGTGTTATCTACAGAAGTGCGCGCGAGCTTGACGGCATACGCTTCAGCCACGAATCGTGCGGTGAAGGTGCCTACGAACTTATCCTCCGTTCCGCTTGGACCACGGTCCCTTAAAATCCATGTGCCTTCATCGGCACCCTCGAAAACATCGAACCTATCCGTTGATGGAGGGGCAGCTTCACCCACACCATTCTTCTTAGCAAACTTCCTAGCAAGCTTAGGAATCTGGCGGCCGTATATAACATGAGCTGGGTCTTGGTCAGTACCTCTTACAGCTTCGTCATCAGCAACCTTGCGCGCCCCTAAGCCGGTAACTTCTCTAGCTGATTCTACATCAGCAAAGCGGATACCATCGTAGCCTTCTTCAGCAGCAAGTTTGAACATACGCTCAACACCACTGTTTAACCACGTCTTAATGAAGGGGTGGGCTGGGGTTGGCTCGGCAGTTATCTTCTTCTGAATAGTAAGTAGCTTATCCCTCTCTGCTGCAGCGGCGCGAATCTCTTTCTCCTTCTTAGCAATAGAGTCTTTTAGTCTGACTATAAACTTTTTTATTTGCCACTTATTCATAATGGCCTTCCCATCCTCGCGTGGCTTAAGCTCCTTCTTTCTCGAAACCAAAGAGTCTCTTAGGTCCATAATCTCGCTGGATAACTTTTCAACTTTTTTCTTTGCTCTCTTAAGGTTGCCACTAAGCTCTCTTGCCTCCTCTACAGAAACTCTAGGCTCACCTTCCCAACGACCTGTCTGACCTTGACGAGTCCAATCACTTTGCATCTCAAAGACATAAAGTATTTTCTTATCGCCTTCTATTTTGTCACCAAAGCGAACATGGAACATGGTGTTATCACCAAAGCTATGTACTCGCTCAGATGGCATCTTTGGCTTGTCTGGGGTAGGCACGCCTTCGGGTGTCCAAGGTATCTCCGATGGTTCTGTTGAGCCCTCACCCTTCCAACGAACAGATAGCTCGCGGTAATTCTCTATACCATCAGGGACGTACTCATCATACTTTGTAGCTAACTTTCCTTTCCCTAATGTATCATCTATCAACCAGTCCCTCATCTCTTCGATACCATCAAAATTGGCAGTCTCTGCACCCTTCTCCTGAATCAAATCCTCAATTTCAGCGTCTGAGTAACTGTTAACTTCTTTGACCAAGGCATCCGCTTCAGCGTCAGAAAAAGATTCACCGGCATTATCCTTAGAGAATATCTGTTCCTCTACCTCGACTGGCTTAAAGTGCGCCTTAGCGTCACCCACGGTTGCATTAGGGTTAGACTCAAGTAACTCATTAAGCCCAGTAAATTCCCACTCATCATTCTTACCACCGATAGACTTCTTGACGTTAGCAAGTGAGTCATTATCGTTGAACTTCAGTAGACCGTCGTAGGTCGTATGGAAGAACTTGGTTGTATCTACTTGGAACAAACGTGCACCATCAGCGGCTTGACCAACAATCATGTGTTCAGGTCCAAGCCCAAAGTGGGCAGCGTGTGCAGCAAGAGCCGTGGCTGCCTGGCGGTCAACACCAAAGGATTCCATCCAAGGACGAATCTCCTCTTCTGTGTATACCTTAGCGGCTTCTTCGTTGGCTTTGTTTACATCACCAGTTTCTTCATACTTCTTACGACTAGCTTTCAGAGCACGTAGAGGTATCAATAGACTGTCTACAGCGAGACCAATGCCTAAACCTTCGATGGCGTTCTTAAGGCGCCCAGTTAGCTCGCTGTCTTCCTCATCAGAAGCAAGGAACTCGGAGATAGGGTTAGCAAGTGAAGGTGAAGACTGAATGAGGTCCGATAGTCGGCCCTCGTTTCCTTTGAAGAACATAAGGTCTGTAGCTGCACCTTGTAGGCCAGCGGTAACCAGTTCATTACGGATAGTCCCACCCTTTAGGAAAGCACGAGGTGTGCCACCCATTAAACCTTTGCCAGCCTTTGTGGCTTTAAGTGCACCAGCGGCCTTAGCGCCCCAAGCAGCACCACCGACTCCGGGAACAGCAAAGCCAGCAGCAAAGTTGACGATGCCATCAACAACCCCACCAGCCATGGTCTTAGATTCACCTAAGCCAAAGTTGTCCGGGATGTCATAGTCAAGGCCAAAGATAGTTGGTAACTCAAGGACGCCCTCAACGGCGCCAGCGACGCCTCTAGGTACACCCATGGCTATATCGCCAACGGTTCCCCAGAAACCTAATTCTTCTTCATTGAAGTCGTTCTTAAGGGCGGCGTCAGGGTCTCCAGCAAGAGGGTTATTCTGGAGGTATTCGTATTCGTTAGATGTCATATTTAGTTTTCGTTAGAAGGTAAATCTCGCATGAATAGTTCTTGCTCTAATAGCCGTGCTTGAAGGTCACGGATTATAGCTTCGGGAGTTTCCTTCGCTATTTCAGCAGCGTTGCGTAAGTTTTGTTGCACCTTTTGGTCAAGAGCATTGAATATTTCAGTTAGCTGTTCATCAGTTGCGTTAATAGCTTCATCATAAGAATCAAATACAGGGTTAAACCTTGGGTGAATGTATTGATTATTAGCCATTGGTATGGTTTCACCATCAATAATAAACTCACGATTCTTAATTTCATCTAATGTAACACCACGTCTTACAAACTTCCCATCCTCGATTTGCCCACCATACTTCCTAAAGGCTTTTCCAGCTCTTTGAGCCTGAAGGCTCTGTAGTTGGGAGCTGTTTTCACGGTCACGATTATGAAAATGTGAACCAGAAGCTTCTAAATCCTTGAGGTATCTATCTCGGTCTTCGATGTAGTCCTCTGTTGCATTCTTATAAGCGTCACTGTTAATATTTTCGGGGTCCACATTAAAAGCCTCTGTAGCTTTTCTGATTATTTCTGTCCGTTGACTAAAGTCCGTTTCGCCCCAGTCAGGCTTGGTTGCATATCTATCCATAGGCGATTGTGAATAAATACTGCGTCCCACCATTTGAATTTCTTTAGCTCCCTCATCAGTCTCACGTATGAAATCTTCATTACGTTCCACTTCAGCCTTTTGAGCAAGAGTGGCTTCACCACTGCGTACAGCATCTATTGATGTTTGCATAGAGTCTGTTTTAGCAACCGGTTGAGACGCTCGTTCAGCCTCGAATCGTGCGGTTAGACGTGCGTCAACTAAACCTGCAATCGCGGCAAAATCTCCAATCATTGGTACACCACCTTCAGAAATAGCAGACCAATCCCTTACGACTTCTAATGTTATTTGGTTAACATCAGACAGAAATTTTGTTCTACGCATTACCGCTGCAGTGTATCGGCTATCATTCATGCCAAAATCGGCGTCGGCGATAACTATCTGTGAATCTAGTTGAGCAAGGTATGCACCAGCAACTGTTTCTCCTAGAATACGTTTACCGGAATCTCTGTAGAAATCCTTCGCTATCTTTTCGGTGTTCAAATACAAACCTGATTGGTTGATTAACTCTGATATATGCTCGGGAGTTAAACCCTCGATTCCACTTATGAGTGTGTTGATTTCTGCTTGACTGGCACCATTAGCAATTCGATTTCTAATTTCAGTAAGGTAACGAGCTGATATTTCATTTGAGGCTTTAACATCTCTCTCAGACCTTGAGTAAGCAGCATTATCGCTTTCGTTCATTTTTGTTTGTAAGTCATGGAAAGTTCTATACTTTATTTGCTCAACAATCTCCGGTGGGTAACCCTGCAGCTCTTGCTCAAGATAAGCTATAAACTCATCTCTATTGGCTTCAGTAATAGGTGCACCATTCTCTCCACCAGAATGTAAGTATGTAAACACTGCATCACCAGCGGCTTTCAGTACTTCTGAGCGATTGACTGTACTACGAGTATCCTGAACTTTCTCAGCCTGTATTAGTTGTTGTTCTAAGTTCTGTATGAGCTCTTCCTTTCTAGCTTTTCCTAGCCCATTTAACTTGAAGGAATCAGATTGAACCGCTGTCAGTAACTCTTGAACATCATCAACGTCACCCATGTTTGCATTATTCTTTGCAAACTCAGTAATAGCGGCCACCTGGATGTCACCCATCTGGTCAGGCTGTAACTGTATAGCTTCAGAGTCAGACTCATAGAAAGCTCCAGAGTGAGCGTTAAGTGCGGCCACAAGGTCACCTTCGCCACCACCCTCAGACCACTCTAGGAGAGCATCTTGTTGGTCCTCAGTCCACGCTTCGACATTCTCATTGAACATCTTCTTCGTGTGGGCTTTGGATACCTCACCTTCCCATGTAGCATTAATCTTTCCTACAGCATCACCTTGAATCGAACGGAACCACATGTTTTCCGTGGTGGAACTTGGGTAAGCCCCAACTACGGTGTTATAAGCTTGCTCCTGTATAGCAGCGAGGTCGGTATCAGGATTGTTTCCAGCCGCAATTAGTTGACGGTCAAGCTCAAGCTGGTACGCTCTACTGAATTGAACAGCTTGTTGGCGAGCGTGGAACTTATAGAACTCTACGTCACGACCCGAGAGGTCTCCGGTTTCATTATACTTAGCTAAATCAGCGTTGACTTTATCTTTGTATGGTTGCTCTTGCTTACTGAACTCTAATGCAGCAGCTTGTGCTTCCACATCGCGGTCTTCTTGACCAGCTTCGTGCATCATCTTTAGACCTTTAGATAGGTCTTTAAGTCCTTCACCTAGTTTATAGAAAGGGTCATCCTCAACTCGCAACTCACGAGCTTTATATGCTTGGACAAAGTTGTCCGAGATACGTACTTTTTGCTCATCAAACTGTTGAGCTTCTTCGTTATAAGATATGCGTTTAGCCATGATTATTTATTAGTCGCTCATAAGCATGCCACCGATGCTCAACATTTCACCTAGACCAAAACCGCCAGGCTTGGCGCCAACTTGTGACCACCCTTGGTTTATTCTGGATTCCATAGTGGCGTGAGACTGGATAGCCATTGAGTTAACATTACGACGAGACATTAAAGCTGCCCGTCTAGCGTTAACCTCTGTCTTCAGTGCAGCCCGGATGTTATCCATCTTCGAGGCAACAACATTACTCTCACCAGCAGAGACGCCTTCTATGGATGCTCTCTTATGGAGCTTGGACGCTATACCTTCAGCGTTGTTTGCAATCATGCCAGCCTCCTGTAGACCTCTTGCGGTCAAATCCTTTAGGGTGTTATAGTAAGCCTTCTTTGCGTTGCGCTCGTTAATCTCTGCGTATTGCTTTCTGCTTGACCAGTTAGCTCTATTTGTATTTGCCTTACCCATCCCACTTATCATGGCACCCCCAGCACTCATTAATCCTGCATCACACATTTAATTATCCTCCGGAGAGAAGCTCACGAAAACAAAATCTGAGTCGGGTTGAGCTTCCCCGATGTCAAACCCCATCCAACGTAGCCACTTAAGGTGCAGCTCGTTGTCTTTATGGGCAAAATTAAAGATGAAATTGTAATCCTCAGTTATACGCTCAAACCACCACCTGCAATTACGCAGGAAATACATAGAAGCTTTTTCAATATCTTCAGTACCTAACAACCAGATTCTACAAGCTCCTTCTAGGTCTGCAGGAACAACCCCAAACATAGCCGCTGGACTGCCATCAACATGGAAAGTCATAGGCTGTTCACTGGCGTAGAATCCATCGACCAATGCTTCAACAAACTTAGGGCCACCACGTGAAGCTTCAATCTCCACACTATCAGCATAGCGTAGGTTTTGAGCAATGTAGACGGCATCCTCTAAGACAGAAGCTAGAACTCTCATTATACTCGTTGCGACCTCGCTGAGTAGGAACCCTCGAAGTAGGCGGTGGATATTGTGCTAGGCAATGGAGAGTCGTTAATGATTTTAATACTTATATCTTTAGCTCGACTTCGGATTGCATAAGAGAAATCACCTGAACTAATTGGGTTGGAACCTATGAGTAAACCAGAGGCACCCAATGTTCTACCGGTGAATGGATATGAATAAGACGTGCGTTGAGATGGAGTGACTTCAACACGGAAGTAACCAGAGTCTGAGTATTCTACAGTGCCTCTACGTAGTTGTAAGCGTCCTTCATGGATAACTTGGTTTTGTGCATCTCTGAGAGCAGGGGGAGAGAACTCATACGTCATCGTATATTTCTCACCAATCCAAACAGATGTAGAGCTATAGTTACCCTCAACGTATAGGTCAACTTGGTCAGCGACCTGGCTTGTAACATTAAGTATGCTTCCCCCGGTCACCGAGCTAGTGCCCCGAGTGACTACTTCCATACTGACGCCATCACTAATCTTATATGGTAATACAAACTTAGTTCTGTCTGTTGCCGCGTCATAAGTAACAGTAGTATCTGTGTCCTTAATGCGACGGTCTATATGAGTTAAGTAAGTGGAGTCAGTGTCTATTTGTTTGGCTTGAAAACTTATCTTCTCAAGATACCAAGCGTCAGACCGACGGTTAACCATATACAGTGCGTTGTTAGCAAACATCATCCCCCTGATGTTAGAACTATCAAAGGTAAACTTAGACCAACTTGATTGGACTTCCTGACCACCACTGGCAAAATACTTATATATGTATAATGAGCTGGCATCGTCAGACGATAAGCCACACATTAGGTTTTCGGTGTCGAACGTGGATAGCTTTCGGAGGTCTCCAGGGATATATCGAGGTATGTGAAGTGTAATCTCGGTATCAATATATTGGCCCTCAACATTAGTTGAAGGTGTTAGTTGATACACGCCACTATACTCACCTCGCTCAAACCCAAAGAAGATACGATTCGAGGAGATGACTGGACTTGCTGTATTTGTAGAACGGTAACTTGAAAGCAGTGTAGCCTGAACACTATCGTTAGAAAGTATTGGTGTGCCAGTTACTTTAAACTGGTCATTATCACCAAAGACGATTAAGTCATCTTGGAAGGACACAGCACTATGTAAGTTGACAGCGTTGGAGTGGTTAATAACCAGGTTCATACAGTCAGAGGCTAATGAGTCCACTACCGAAACTGTGAAGAAGTTGAATAACTCTCCAGCTTCGGACATTGAGATGACGTCATTACTAATAAAACCGACTCGGTTCTTGTGGAAGAATATATCCCTTATCTTGCCTCCAATAAAGCCGGGGTTTTTATTAGTCGCAGCATCACCGGCAGTCCGATTGCCCCAACTTAATGTTTCGACATCTGTCCCGTCAGCTTGGCCAAAAGTATAGGTACCATCACCATCACTACTTAAAACATGCGGCATAGTGGAGGCATCTAATTTATACTTAATGTTTGGGCCTACAGTCTCAACCCAGTTACCCTCATCCATCACACCATCTGTAGTTGTTTCTTTACCAACAAACTTTACATAATAATCATCAAAGGTGGACTCAGGAGCTCCAGAGATTTGCAAGATATACCCATGAGGGCCATAGACCGGCAGGGTGTTAAACTCTTGTACACTGTCATGTATACTTGTGATGTAATCATCACCATTGGTATGACTAACTGAGACCTCCACTTCAGTCGCTGTGTTTGTTCTATATATGAAAATAACTGGGCCCTTTGACGTAGCTGTTATGTTTGTATATCCGTCAATAGCCGCAGCAATAGTAGTGGCGTCTGTCTCTATTTCACCAGTGTCAGTGGTTTCGTCGCTTGTCCCAGCTACGGTCCATTTATATGAACCATCACCAGCACTCCCCTTTAGGAAGATAAGGGTATGGCCACCAGATGTACCACTAACCAAATCAGCATTCTCTGCGGAAAGGTCGGCTGCCATTGCAGTGGTCTTATCAGGGTTAACAATGTAAGTAACATCAGCTAACGTGAGAAACTTATACTCAGCGGTTGTACTTGTAGTTGCTAAATAAGACTCACCGTCAGGCTTAGTAACTGTCTTTGCTACCCCATCAAGACCATACACAGCCAACTCACCGTCTTCGATAAGTATAGTGTGTTGCTCAGATGAGCCACGGTCAACGAAATGAACACCATCTATTGTGGTGCTTGTAGAAGGTGCGACGTAATCTTTTAGTTTGGCGATAGCTTCGGTGGGTGGACGCTTCTTTAACCCATCAACAATGGATGAATATCCATTCTCCTGGGATTCAGCAAAACCCTCACGACGGATGGTCGTAGGTTGTTGACTAACCCCGTTGAAGATACCTCGAGTGGGAAAGGAAATTAGTGCGTCTCTTGCCATTAACTTACGCGGTCAATAGGTGAACCTCGACGGATAACATTGTATGTATCCATGTTGTCAAAGATAGAGTGGTTAGCAGTCCACCCTTCATATTCAATAAGAGAGTTCCATGCGTACCTCTCGTCCATTGAAGTGAACTGGTGGTGAGTCACTGAGCCAACCATGCGGTCAGACAGAATACGTGCAGCACGAATGGTGACATATTGTTTCGCTACGTGAGGTAGGTCTTCAAAAGCTAACCCATACACAACTGTAGCTTTAATCTTATCAGTAAATTCATACGTATGTTCCTTGCGGTCATACAAGCTGGTGCCACGCATGACAATATCTATGTCCCCTGCGTTATGAGACTCAAGGTCTAACCTTAAGATAGAACCACTGACGGTTATCTTATTGTCAGCAGCATCGGGAGTGAACTCAACGTCGAACTCTGTATTGAAGTGCCAACCCTTAGCTTGGGTATCTCGGCTTACTTCAGTCAGTAAGTTCAACGCTATCGTTGTGTCTGCTGGTAGTGAACCAGTGAGGGAACTAACCGGTGACTCGCCAATAGTGGCAAGCATCGTGTTGATGGCTTCGAGTTTTGTCAGAGAGGATAACATAATTATATAGGGAGGTAAAAAGGAGGAAGCAGCGTGAGCCACTTCCCCCAAAACACACACACAATCAAAGGAGAGAACCCCTTATGAGTGTTTTATTATGCGTCAATTAGCGCGAAGTGGCCAGCAGCATCTTGACGAAGTGGTGCAGTACCGCACGCCATCTTTGCTACGTATAGTGAGCCCTGACGCTCGACCAAGTACTGAGACTCGATAGAGATGTCCTTAAGCTTAACAGTTGCCACAGCTTCTTCGTGACCGAAGACACCAGCGAACGCTATCGCAGCATCTGTGAAGTCAGTATCAACTTGGTTGTTGTTGCCACCAGGTGCAGCGTAGTCTGCATAAACATCGTCAATGTGATTTGACTTGTAGACCTTGATACCAGCAATTTCCATTACAGTACCTTCAGCAAGTGAGCCCTTACCTGAGTAATCCAGGTTGATGCCATCACCGACAACTCCAGCCTTCTGGATTAAGCGGTAGTAAAGCTCAGGGCTTAGAACAGAAAAGCGACCATCTTCAGGTAGGTCGTTAGCATCCATCTTTTCAGCAGCTTCGTAGAAAGCGCCTATCATACCCGCAACAGTTATACCAGCCTTAGTGGTAGCACCGAGATTAACAGCGCCCATACCAGCTACGATTGGGTCATCAACAGTACCTACAGAAGATTGGTACATAGAACGAATGATGTTCTTGTCCAACTCTACAGCTAGAGACTTACCTAACTCAGAAGTAAATGGCCCACGGTAATCATAGTGTGCCTTAGCTTCATCAAGTGAATCAATGAAACAAGAGCTTACGAGTAGGTCATCAATCTTGACGAGCTTCTCGTTCACTTTCATAGTGGAGAGGTAATCTGTACTGCCAGCATCTGTGTCAGTAATCAACGACTCACCAGGAGTGTGATACTTAGCAGAGGCTTTGCCAGTCAGAGGAAATTGAGCCGAACGGCCCGAGGAGATGGTTCTTGTACGGGTAAGAGGGAGCATCAGGTTCTTTTCAGAGAACGCTGTAGCAACTTCACCAGCAAAAACCTTGAGGAACATAGCGTTATCATCAGCCCACGTTCCGGTATGTACACCGGAGCCGCCAGCCTGACCGCCTAGAGAGACTTTCATAGACATGAAATTATCCTTGGTTTAGGAGATTAAAAAAAATTAGTTAGAAGTTTGCTTTTGCTTTCTTGGAAGTTGTCCACCGTAGTGGGCTACCGGTAATTACGTAAGCGGATTGCCTAGATGTTGGACTGACTGAGTTTCTGAGCTACGGATTCACGATAACCGGAATCAGTTTTGTAGCGTGGGTCACCCATTGCAGCCTTCACTTCGGCAAGTGATTGGAAAGAGCCAGAGCCGCTAACGGCCTGGTTGCCTTGAACTAAATTAGGAGCCTTACCGACAGCTTTTGTGTACTGAGCGTGTAAGCCCTGTATCGCCATCCGTGCAGTCTCGGTGTTTGCTTCAAGAGCTTTATCAAAGGCGTCAATTTCGGCCGATGATAAAGATTGCTGTGCCCATTGTGCCATCTCTTTGTAAGCATCTTCGCCACCCACTGTTGCCATGAGGGTATTGGCTTGTGCTTGAATGACGGCCTTTTGACCTTCAGCATAGTTGTCTACAAAGGAGCGAGGTAAACCCATCTTCTCCATCTCACCATATTGTTCATCGGTGAATGAGAAGTCTTGGTCACGCCACGCCTCTGAGAATTGATTTAGTTTGTCTTCGCTTAAAGATTGAACTTCAGCTTCTCCAGAAGATTCATCCCCAGAAGAAGCAGACTCTGAACCTTGCTTACGCTCCAGTTCACTATACGCTTCAGCGAGGTCTTCAGGATTGCTAAACTTTTCCGGCAACCACTCTGGACGTTCGCCCATAGATTGGTCACCTGTATCAGTAGCTTGACTTTCAGGTTGTTCAGTAGATTTCTCATCAATTTCGATTTCGGCTTGTTCAAATTCCATTGTGTTTATTCAGTTTGTGTTTGTTGCGAAGCAGCTATCATGCCTTTAGCTCCCTCTTGGATTACGCCCGGTGCTGCTTGTTGCACCATCTGAGCCATCTGAGCTTGCTGCTGTTCGGCAGCCATATCTTCCTCGGTGCGAACCAAACCATCAGGGTCAATACCTAACGATGCAGCGCGACGAGTGAGATACTCAGAGATGTCGATGTAGCTACTAATAGCTTCCGGACCAAAGATTTGACCAACACCTGAGATGAAAGCATCCAGGCGATTAAGGTCTTGACCTCTACCTAAAGCATCCACACCCGTGATTATCATCGGGGCAATGTATTCCTTTGGTAGTTTTGGCAGCTTACCTGATTTAGTTAGCTGCTCCAGCAGACGAGTGACCAGTGGTAACTGGAGTGTCGCTGCTAGTTGAGAGTAGACTGAGCTATGCTGTCTCTCGATGGACTGTTGGACTAACCTCACTTCCTCTGCTGTTACACGTTCGGCATTACGTATGGTGTCCGTGGTCAATAGGAACGCATAGTTAAGACGCTCTTGTATTTTGTTGACAGTCTCAAAAGCAATACGGAAGTCAGCAAACTTGCCAAGCTGCAACACTGACACATCTGTAGCGTTACCTTCACGTATAGCTCCATTAGGTGCTTCGGCAATCGTCCGGGCACGTGTTGAGCCGTTTGGTGAGACTAAGAATAAACAGCGAGCTGCTGCTGCTGACCCCTCAACGAGAGCTTTCTGTAAAGCCTCGATTGACATTAGGTCGCCAAAGTATTCTTCAACTAGAGAGCGCCCGTAATCTAGGCCATCAACTACGTGCATACGTAGAGCCATGTATGGGTTCTTATCTAGTGGGAACTCACCCTCGGAGCCGGGTATTAACTGCCCGTAAATCTCCTGGTGGATGTAATACTTATCCCCATCTCTGTAGCAGCAAGTATATAAATCACACTCCTGCTCATTGTCCTTACCATGCACCTCGATGATTTCACGAGTTTCCTCTGGTAGCGCCGTATGGGCTATAGTTTCCTTGGTGATAACCTTGAGTATGTTTCCACTAGCATCTCGCTTGATGCAGTAGTTATTTAAGTTAAACATACGGAGAGTGTTATCTGGACGAAGATAGAGTAGACAATTCCCAGCTACTATTAAATGCTTTAATGCTTCTGATAAGGATGGCCTGAAATTGGCTATCTCTATCTCCTTCATTACTGCACGTTCCATACGTGATAACGAAGAGTCTATCTCAGACTTTATTTCATCCAACCCATCCAACTCATTTAGAGCTTTGTTGTCTAATGTAAGACGGAAGAACGGTTGGTCCTGTGGTGGCAGGAGTGCAAGCAATAGAGCTGCACTGAGGTTGTTAACTCCACGTGCTCCAATACTATTGTAAGGAGTCTCAAGACGTGACGAAGAGTTAAAACCCTCGTCTACAAATAGAGAGGGTATAGTTAACTTAGCACAGTCCCTGGCACGTTGTAGTACCGGGAGGCGCTCTGTCGATAGCTTCTCATATTGAGAAGAAAGGGAGCCGGGTGAATAGTTCAAAACTAATAGTTGGTGTTCATGCCACCATAATTAGATAAGCGTAGTCCAACAATACCTTGCCCAGCTACAGTGTCCTTTCCACCTACAGTCTTAACACCTGCCTTCTTTTTATTGCCAACACGTAAGGCTGTCTTAGAAAATATTTCCTTTGGTGGAAGTGGGTCTATGATAGGAGGAGGGGGAGCTTTAGGGGAGGATAGGCACATCGTCAGTATCTAATATGGTTTTTTCTTGTTCCTTCTTAACCATTATTAAGAAGTCAATAACACTACGTTGTCCTGCCTTGAACCATACTTCACGTTCGGGGCAAGACAGGTCGGGGTGGCGGTTTGGATATAGTTTATCCAGAGCGTCTAAGAGATTGCTAGGGATTATCGGTAAGTTTTCCATGAGACTTTAGGAAGGCATACAGTAACACTGAGTAGTTGATTACGTCAAGGATGGTATCCTCAATCTTTTCGTCCTCTACTTTGGCCTTATTCCCATTCATTAACGTGGATAGCCTAGACATTTTATCTGTCAGACGGACCATAAAGCCTAATTCTGTGGTGGTAATGCCCATACTTTCCACACGAGTGAAGTTAGCAAAAGGCGTATCACCGCTTGAACCAGCGTAATCGTGGTTCTTCTTTCCCATCAACGCATGCGCAGATGTACATAATTCACTATGCAGTTGTAGCAGTTCTGTCGTATTCATTGTATCTCTCCGGTGTCCATAAGTTGATATTGCCGGTGACGAAATCATAGTCACCACCACGTAGAATGTAAGAAAGACGAGCTTGAGTAAGCGCGTCCTCTGGGGTTAAACCAGCGTCCTCAAATAGAGAGACCACTGTACTCCACATCTCGCTCGGTGGAGCTACGAGCATCTTTCGTTTAGCGGTCATCACGCCGACACCAGGACAGCCCTTAAAGTTATCAGCGGTGTCACCACATAGAGTCTGGATGAAGTGAGTGTATATAGCCTCATGTGGTGTCACTTGTACTACCCCACGCTCTGACTGTGAAGGGTTGTAGTGTAGGCCTGGGACTGTCATTAAGTCTTTGTCTGAAGAACACATGATGTCTGCCTCAGTTGCCACAATGCCTAGTAAGTCATCAGCCTCAAGATGCTGAATAGTTAAACATGAGTACGCCGAAGCTACGGCATCACGTAGTGGTTTAAGTAAGACCGGTTTACGTTTACCTGAACGATTAGCTTTGTACTCTGGGAAGAAATCCTTACGGAATACATCCCTTCCCGAGAAGCACATTAGAACATCATCAACCCCAGTAGTCTCTTGTACTTTTTGGACCTGTTCATTGAATGAACTCTTAGCTGCATTAAGGTCACCATACAGTGTCCAGAAGTCTTCGGAGGAATCCCAGCAAACCTCGGACTCTGCGCCGAAGGATGCCCGGTAAAGAAAGATGTCACCATCTATAATTAAGCGTGTTTTCATTATTAGTGGGTCTCAGCCCAGTTGTTTCCTATCTTAAAATCACCATCAAGAGGACAGCGAAGGTTAAAGAATTGCCCAGCTTCTCTGAACGATTCCACAATTATTTCTCCCACTTGTTCAGCAAGAGGTTCACGAACTTGCACCTGAAGCTCGTCATGTATGTGTGCTACTTGAGCAACATCACTCTTAGTAAACCCGGCAGCATGAAACTTCTCATGTGCTAAGACTGTTGCCTTCTTCATGCACACCGCAGCGCCACTCTGCAGGAGAGTATTCAGTGCGGAGTGTTCGGAACGACAGCTCAACGGTCTGCCGTCAAGACCTACTAAAGTTCCACGCTCTGAGAATGCTTGTTTAACCTGGGTCAGTAGCTGCTTCAATGCTGGCATCCCATTAAGGAAGCGGGTCTGAAGCTTCTTACCCATCGCCGGTGAAACACCAATGGTCTCACCTATCTTGGCTGGACCGCCACCATAAAGTGTGCAGTAAATTAGAGTCTTTGCTTTGTTACGGCCGTTAGGGTCACTACCCAAACCTGCAGCGTTTTGGTTGACGGAGTGGATGTCTCCCTCGAGTATCGCTTCGATGTAGTCATTGGACCAACGCCCGGTGTAGTGAGCGAGGATACGTAACTCAACTTGAGCGAGGTCTGCACCAACTAACTTGTACCCCATTGGTACAGTGAATAGCTCACGACTCTCTTTTCCATAAGCCGAACCTACAGAGGTAGCTTGTGCAACATTAGGTCGGCTATGAGTACACCGTCCTGAGACAGCACCATTGTGATTTATGCGGCCATGTATACGCCCATCTTTCTCGAGCTTTAACCAAGCAGCATCACCATCGCCAATCATACCAAGCCGCTTAGTAATCATTAGGAACTCATTAAGAAGTTTAGCCTCTGGGAACTTCAGTCTTGCTAAAGTTTTCTCATCTACCTTTGCTCTACCATCCGGCGTGAACTCGGTTGGCTTCCACCCATAATGATTAATTAAAGCATTAGCTATTTGGACTCGACTGTTAGGATTAAACTCAACGCGCTTCACCTTGAACGGACCAGGTGTAAGTGTCTTACGTTCCTTCGCAGGGCAATCACCTTTACGTATAAACTTCTCACCACTTGCAGGACTCAGCCAATACTGCCGCGTCTTCATTGTGGTTTCGGTAGCTGGGAAGACAGCAATCAGCTCGGACTCTATCTCTGCACGACGCTTCACTAAGTCTGCGTAGAGGATGTGAGCACGCTCAACGTCAAATGCAAAACCTGTTTGCTGCTGCTCATCTAGGATTTTTGCAAAGGGCTGTTCCAACTCAATACAAGAAAGAGGTAGAGAGGAAACATCTTCCCAAAGTTTAAGAGTTACCTCGAGGTCTTGAAGACAATACTCCCCCATTTCTGGCGAATACTTCTCCCACGGGTTTTCCATAGACTCACCGTACTCACCCTTGTAACAGCCTAGACGTAGGCCCCATGCTTTCAACGAGTGGCTGCCTATAAGCTTGGGTGGGTAATCAGTACGCCCATAGTCAGCCTTCTTTATGTCTGCATGTTTAACTCGTGCCAGGATTACGGTGTCACGTATGCTTCCACCAAACGTCCACTCTGGGTAGAGCTTCTGAATAACAGGGATGTCATAGCCTTGTATGTTTTGTCCAATCAAAGTCTTGGCTTGGGATAAAACTTCAAGGCCCTCTTTAATTTCATGTGGTTCAAACAACCGCTTATCCCCAGTATCTAAGTCGAGTACACCAATGCAGTGAATGGTGGATACGGTAGGGAGTAACCCGTTTGTCTCTAGGTCAAAGATTAGTGTGTGGTCCTTCATTAAAATTCAAAGTCGGCTTGAGTTGCTGGGGGAGCTGGTATGAATTGCATACGCTCCTTGTCAAAATTGAGTGTCTGCATCACGCCAGTATCCCCAGAGAATCTGTTCTTGAGGCATCGTGCTAATACATGGTTAGGATTCTCTTCATCCTGTTGGTCACGCTCGAGACCAATACAGATGTCAGCAAGCCCAGCAATTTGAGTGGAACCTCGAAGGTGACTAAGGGATGTACGCCCACCTTCTTCCATAGGCTTACCCTCAACACGTTTAAGGTGACTCACTACGATGAGACCTATGTTTAGATTCTCTACCGCTTGACGTAGCTTAGTCATTACAGCGTCAATACGCCGACGTTCATCGCCTTGGTCGGCAGCCCCAGATAACATCAGAGTGATGTGGTCTAAGAAGATATACTTGTAACCAGCATGAGCTAAGAACTTAATCTTACTCATCATGTTGTCTGGGTCTATTGAACCAAAGTGGTCGTAAAGAACAATGTTGTCCTCACCAAACACATCATCAAAAGCCTTGTCCAACTCATCTTGGTCGAGGTCATAGTTCAAGTGCAAAGCTTTGTGAGTATGTATACCTAAGAATTGTAAGGCCGACTGTCTTACATTCTCCTCGAGGGCAATGTAGGCGATGGGTGTTTGCTTACTTAAGTGATACGCAATCTCGCGGCACAATGTGCTCTTACCTATGCCGGTGCCAGCGGTAACTACAACCAGCTCTCCACGACGTAGGCCGTAAGTGGTCTTATTAAACCCTTCCCATGGGTACTCGTGACTCTCAGCTTCAGAGAAGTCAGTGACTGCTGCATAAATTTCTTCCTTGAAAACTAAGCCGTCAGGTCGGTGAGGTTTTGCTGACCACATAACACTGACAAGTTCAGACTCACGACCAGCGACAAGCATGTCATTTACATCCTTCATGCCTTGAGGTAGTTGAGTGATGTGCGCTTTGCCTGGACTCAGTAACGCTGCACATTCAACGGCAGCATCACGCCCCGGCTTATCCTCATCGAACATAAAGATAACTTTGTCGAATGACTCAACGAACTCAATGTTGTTACAGATAGCACGTGATGCTGACTGCGCACCGTTAGGAATTCCAACCACCGGCCACTTCAGATTCTGCACTTGGGCCATTGAGCATGTATCAATTTCTCCCTCGCAGATAACAAGTTGTTTGCCACCTGACCAAAGGTGTTGACCAAACAGCGTCATCTTTTTGGCTTCCCCTATGATGGAGAAGTTCTTGTTAGAGTCGCGTAACTTCTGAGCGACTACACGCCCATCACCATCTCGGTAACTAGCTACTTGATACTTATCAGTAATACCATAACCATACTTGCGACATGTGTCCTCTCGAAGTTTTCTTTTGGGTATGTCTCCATACTCCACAGATAAAAAGTTTTGTGTGTTTGTGGGTGTCATTGGTTCTGGTGTTGTTTTGTTTTGTGTCTGTTTATGTATCGAACAACTGAAGCAGTATTCGTGGTCTGTGTAGACAGCCCTTGCATCACTGCTCCCACAGTCTTCACAAGGGCCATGCTTTAAGAACCTACTATCTTCAGTTTCATTTCGACGCTCGGCTGTGTGTGTTTCTCCGCCCATTCTTTCCTGCCTTTAACGGCTATGATTTGATTGTCATCAACGATGATTAAACCTTGGATGCTATCTTGAATCCCTTTAAGTAAGTTATCTACGTCACACCGTGGGTAATCTAACTTCGTTGACTTTGGTTGTTGTAGTCGGAATGTAAATTCACACTCGACTGTTTGTGTTAGGGGTAAATCTTTTCGACTTACCCCAGATTTTATTATGGCCTCTTCGATAGCTGCTGGTGCTGCCTTGCGGAATGCTGTGTAACGCTTCCCGTAATAGGTGCCCCATTTACTTATCCTTGGCCGACTGGCTGGTACTGGTGATATTGGTATACTGAACTTAAGTGACTTACGTCTCACTAAAAGTCAGCGCCACTAAAGACGTCGGCTGCTGGTGCTTCCTCCACACCTGCGTATCCGTCTTCAGCGTCAAACAATTTTTCACCCATGTCACCGCCTGGTGTGTAGGTCTTAAGGTCGATGAGCTGCACAATCTTCATACGAAGTGTCATCCCAACTTTACCTGCGATGTTCCAGCAGTATGGCTCAAAGGCGATACGTAATACTGAACCACCACCCACCTTATCGACGGGCTTTTGGATTGGTTGGTTTTGTGCTGACTTCCAGACAAGGGAGTTTATCCATGTATCACCGGTCTTACTATTCTTACCATCTGCCTTAAGCTTAAACTTAAAAGCAGTCTCACCAGTAGGTTCCTGGGTGTCCTTATCCAATACCTCTGAGTAAGGTATAGCATCATGCTTCTTAAGCTTGCGGCCTTCCTGCTCGGAGAAACGCTTTAGTTCAGCGTTGTGAAAAGCTTCAAGACTTGCTTGGAACTTAGCACTGTCCTCGACAGATGGAATAAGTTGAACCTTGTACTCAGGAGCGTTGCCGTATTTAGCGGCGTACTCATGGTCCGGTTCGTTAAGGTAAGGGAAACGTGCAACGCCTCGAGGGCTTGCTTGAAGATTATGTTTTGCGCTCATGTGTAACTCCTAGTTAAAGAAATAGAGAGAATTAAAAACCGAAGATGGGAGCATATTTCCAAGCTTCGGGGGTTGCGGAAGGTCAACTCCCGTCAACTGTTCACACAATTCGGCGCGGAACTCAGCGAGTACATCCCTATCAAAAAGAGACGAGGCTGATTCTCGGACGGCTTGAGCTAGTTGAGGTAAATCTGCGGCGTGACACCCGTAACTATCGTGCACCATTGAGAAGTGCGTTACGTCTGTTGCATTACAAATTGTCTCTACCATTAAAGCTGCGTCGAAAGAGTGTGTGAAGTTTGCAGTTATAGTTTGTCGTTGTCTACGACTGCTTATGACCGGAGTAGGTTCCTGGACATAAGATACATGATAGCGTTGCCCAAGATTAGTTCTGACCTTTCTTGCGTTTTTCTTAAAATAAAGGTTAGTGACTTCAAGCCCCGTTGGAACGGTCCATGTGATGGGTTTGGCCTGTTGAGTAGCGAGTGTTGCGCATAGTTGGAGGTAGTCCTTACCCTCTAAGACTGCTGGTATGTGGTCAGGCAGCACCTTCCAAAGAAGTTGAGCAAGATAGTTGGCGCCAACAAAGTCGTTCTTCCAGTTAGGAACAAGGCCATCTTCACGCTGCTTCTGAAGCCAGTCAAAGATAGTTCGAGAGACACCTTGTAGCGTAGCCGAGTAAGGCACAATCATTACGGCACCCTTGACGGTGCTTCGGTCAATGCCTATGCGCCGCCACTCTTGTGAGTAGAAACCATCATCTAGTTTACTGATAACATCATCAGCTACAGCTCGGTATAAGTCCTGTGGGGTCTCAGAGTACGTGCAGTTAGTTGCTACACCTGTGTATTCATCTCTCCGAATCAATGCCCAAATCTGACAGCCATTATTTGTACCATCAACATGGCATGGTAGGTAACTCGGAGTCTTTGGTTCGCAAAGGATAGAGTGGTATTCGATAAGCCAAGCTAAGAACTGGAAGGGTTCTTTAGCATCAACCCAAAAGCTCATGTAGTTTAATGGGTCATGCCCGGCGTTGAAGATAAGCTTTGTGTTTTCCTCAACCCATGCAACACGCTCATCAAGAGTTAAACTAGAGTGACCATAGTGGTTGGCACCCTTCACCTTGTAAGCCTTGAAGTGTTCTTCTTCAGTAAGTGGTTTACCTTTAGAGAACTGAAGGAGACCTCGAGATAAATCATCTCCTTGGTTGTTTAGTCCAACCGGTACGGAATACATCCGACCTCTGAAGTCTAACTGTTGAGGTAAGAAGAACTCTGATACTGAACTGAACTCCTCTGCTTGTTGAATGAGTCGAGCAACAGTTAGCTTCCTGGTCTTCATCTTATTGTTTGTTGCAATAACACGTGCCTTCTCCGCACCATATTGTTTACGTGCTTCCACGTTAGTGCTGATGTCTGTTGGTACTGTTGGGAAAGGGATAGGTTCACGCATAGGTAAACCAGTGACGGGGATGTTGTTCTTGTATAAGTGTTGAACCACTTCAAGCATACGTCCATTGACTGACCAGCCGGTGTCCTGCACTCGGTTGATAGCGTCATAAACTTTAGGCATTGCCTCCGGTGTAAACTTAGAGAGGTCACGTTGTGACTTAACAAGTGTAAGTGGTGTGTCAATGTAGCCACCAACATCCGGTGCACCCCACGACAACGGTTGAACAACCATTGGTGTGTACAGTGGGCGCAACTCCTCACGAAAACCATGAGCCTTCTCTAGCCAATCAACCATCGCATCAGTAGGAACAACCACGCTGCGGTTACGGTTACGCCTTGCGTCATAGCTGGTCTGCACTTCGACAACACCAGTTGACTTAATGAACAACTCAAGGCCGACAACACCGGCCCTTATCTTTTCATCAATAGTCCATGCGTTACTTTCAATGTTGATTGCCTTACGTAGAGCACCAAGTAAGAACTCACCTTGGCGTCTGCTGCCTCGGTCAGTCCATGTTGACTTCTGAATGAGTCTAAATGTTTTAGGGTCTTGAATGCGGAAGGCTTCAAGTCGTGCCTCTTGTGACAGTGCGGTGCCTATTGAAAGATGCAGAGCAGTGATTGATTTAGCAGTGGTGATTGAGTTAAGTACCGCACGACTGATAAGTAGAGCAGTAGTCTGAGAAGGTAAGGCAGACATTAGTGGTAAAGCGGCGTGACCTCTGCCAGCTCTACGTCCGGCGTGTTCTTTCCATTCGTCTAACTCTTGTTCTACAAAGGGAGTCAACCGAGACAACGAAAGACGGCCAACAGCAGTCTCTGTTTCTTCTTCATTCTCCTTATAGTGGCTAACTGTGGTGCGGTACCTATGCTTTGCCTTATCCTTAGCAGCTTGTTCTAGTTCTATTTCGTCCATGATGTTTAGCCACATACTCTGCCACAAAAGTGGCCACACTTGCCGCAAAATGGTAGCGGCTGTGGATTAAGTGTCTGGTGTAGTTGTGAGAAAAAAGTGTGGCGTGTGGCTGATACAGGTACCTGAAACCTGCGCGTATACCAATTCCGCCACCTGGGCCCATAGAAACCACCACTTTCTGAGTGTTCCATGGTGTGATGACCACTGGTATAGGCCACATCAGCCACACAATTACCACACTTTTTATCTCTGAGTAACATTAGTTATTTATGCCAGTGCATCTAGTTTTTGAATGGCCATAACTGAGTTCAGTGGGCTTAGGTGACTGTAACGTAGAGTTGTTTTTATATCTACGTGACCAGCCAAGTTAGCAACCACTGGTAGACTCTCACCATGCTGCACTAAGAGGCTACAGAACGTATGTCGGCACGTGTGCCAGATGAAGTCTTTATCTTCATGCTTACCTAGGATTTTCCTAAGACGCTCCCAGGCGGAACGGCAGGTGCTCTTAGAGAGACGAGTAAACGGCCCGTCTTGTTGGTACTGAACGTCCACCCCACGTGGATAGACTGCATTGAATGCTCGTCGTGTCAGTGGGATGGTACGGTCTGGGCTACTGGTATGTTTACCACCATGTATGAATACAGCATGGTCATCTCCCCATGGGCGTATGTCCTTAAACTCAATGGTCAATGCTTCCATCAACCGAAGGCCAGTGTCGCACATGAATTGAAAGAGCCGGGCATAGTCCCCGTCACCAAGTGTGTTAAAGGCAGTGACGATTTTCTCTTGCTCCGGCATACTGTAATAACTGATACGAGTTAAGCGTTCCGGCCTACGTTCTATCGCAGGACGCCGACGAACCCAACCACGTTTATAAGCATGTCGAAATAAAACAGACAGGCAGCTTAACTTTCTGTTTATCGTGCCATCAGCTTTGCCCTTCTCTCGGAGATGTAAGACAAAGTTATCAATACTAACTTCATCTATTTCATCCATCTTCTTAAGTGGGCCAAAGTAATCCACCAGAGCGTGAGTGTTAAGTACAGCAGTACGTTCCCCACGTTGACCGGACCAACGGTGTGTTACCACATCGTCGATACAGTCTTGTAATGTTTTACCTTGGCTACGTGCCTTGTAGACTCGCATGTCTACGGTCTTACCATTCATAACATCAGCTTCAGTCTTGGCTGCCCAAGCTTCAGCATCATGCTCAGTCTTGAATGATTTTCTTAAGCGGCCGTTAGGTAAGCTCGAGTGTCTTACTTGAGCTTCCCAACTGTTGCCGCGTGGTGTTACTGATTTAGTCAACTTGTCCTCCTGTGTTGTGATGTGTGTTTTTAATGTTGTGGGGGTGGGATTTCAATACCCTTATTTATTTTAATGGTATTCCATCTAGAAGTACCTTCACACGTTGAACGTAGGGTTCAGTTGCCTTCTTCTGAGGGCCACGAGGGCCACCGTTGAAGGTAGCTGCAAGGTGCTCTACGTTATCCATTGGGTTCAACCACTGACCATAAGCCCAGCGTTGAAAGTAGGCATCAGCTATACGACGGGCATACTTAACGTCTTTAACGTCTTGGAATACCCCAGCTATCCTATCATCATATTCTACAGCGTCATACCAGAAGGCGTATGTTATCTGCAGTGGGCCATACTCATTGAATGAGCCACGTGCATTAGCTGGGTTACGGTGTCCTCCAGTCTCTACTTCCTGAATAACTTGCAGGAACGTGAGTTGGTCTTGAGTTAGGAATGAGTGAGCCTCCGGTTTAGAACATGATGAGGCTATGAGAATTAAAATTATGAAGATGTGTTTCATTGTGTTTTGTTTTTAGTTAGGTAGTGAGTTGCACTGTTGTGTGAATTTGCCTTAAGGGTGGCGCATCCAGTTGAACAAGTGCGGTAATGTGTTGGCCCATTGAAGGACCGGTGGCAGACGTCACATCTTTTTGGATAGATAGCGATGTCTTCCACTTCTACGAGGGCACAGTTTGGGCAAGGTGAAGATGCAGCAAGCTGCTTACAATCAGAGCACTTAACAACAGGTACTTCTACCCAACTGCCATCGAACTCATCATCCGGATTTTCAACAGGCACTAAGCATGTATTCTCTCCGGCCTTCCACATAGCACCAGCTAAGACGATGCTACGTGGTCCTCGCCCTATTGGGCTATTCTTCTTCATCAGCCTCGACAGTTGTTAGAGCTGTTGTTAAGTCACTCAGTCTAATTTGCTGGCTCGGGTAGATGTCCTCGAGTGGGAGCTTGTTAGCTTTTAGTAGCTGATATTCAGCATCCTTTAAGGAGCAGATTGTAGCCTCGTCATGCCACGTGGTGCCCCTATCATCGACGGTTACGACTATGAGCTGTACCATTAGTCCATGTATTGGTTAATCTTAACGGCAGCAAACAGTCCGGTTATAAAGATAGCCATCTGTTTCTTGGTTAAGCCGGGAGTTAAGTGCACCTTACCACGACGAAGACGCACGAGGCCGTCTCCCCAGTCAGTGATAAAGCTAGAGTTAGAGATGTAGGCAAGTTGAGTAAGTGCCTCCTCGATGTTGGCCTTTGATGGCCTATCAATTAAGTGAAAGTGTGATGTCATTTTATTTTATTATTAGGGAAGCTAAGGTAGCTATGATGATGAGCCCCAGTATTACCTGGAGCTCCTCCTTATCCGGTGTGTAGTCAGTCACTATGCTAGTGAGTCACCCCGGGGATTTTGCGTTGAGTAGTGCGCCTCGTCCGAGCCGTAGCGCTTGCCACCGTCCGGCTTTAGTAGGCGTCTACGTGCTCGCTTGTAGAGCTCGAGGCAGCAGTGTGTCTCGAATGCGTTAGGGCCAAAGGTACGGTATGCTGATGCAAAGGCATCACCGAGTGCTAATGATGTCTCATGTAGCTGGATTTCTTTTATTGTGGTGTCTGTCAAAGTATTATTTTGTGTTAGGTTTAGATGGTATCGCTACCGTTATTAGTTGCTCTTGAATCGAGCCGCTGGTCTTAGAGATTTTAAGCCAGTGTGCTGGGCATAAGTGATATATGCCTAGTTTTCTATCTGCTACCGAGATGTAGTC